CTTTGGCGATTGCCTCTTTGGCCTTAGCCTTTGGCTTAGATTGCGTCACCGTCCCCAGATACTCCTCGCCAAGTGTAGGCTCTTTTACAACCCAGTCCCTTGCCGACTGAACAGCCTCATCACACATGGTGGCATGGTCTGTGCGCATATAGGTGATATGTCCGGCCTCATAGAGAGCCTGAGCGATGCTCATGGTTGCCTTGGGTGTTAGATGATACAGCGCAGATGCTTCTTGCTGTAGAGTGCTTGTCATAAGAGGTTTTGGTGGGGCGGCTGACCATGGGCGCTGCTCATTTGCCGTGATGACCGCCTTTGCGTCCCCATGGACATTTTCCAAGTAATTCATCGCAGACTCCTGATCTTCCAATTCGTCAACCATAATGGCCTTGAAGGATGCGCCTTTCTTTGTATAGAAAGTGCCTTGGAGTTCCCATGTGGTCTGGAGTGTGTGTCCTTTGATAGACGCCTCCCTCTCTGAGACGAGACGTAGAGCAGGTGTCTGACACCTACCTGCGGATAGGCCATAGGCGACGTGCTTCCAGAGTAGAGGTGAAAGAGTGAAGCCCACCATCATATCAAGAACTGCTCTCGCTTGCTGGGCGTGAACACGATTCATGTCAATACGGCGACCCGCGAGTGCGGCAGCGACTGCGTTGCGAATGGCAGTTTCCGTAATTTCGTGAAAGACGGCACGCGGAAATGACTCGGGTGAGCGCTTCAAGAGACAGGCAACAGAATAGGCAATCGCTTCCCCTTCACGGTCATCGTCAGCGGCAAGAATGATCTCTTCGGCGCCTGCGGCAGCTGCCAGAAGAGATTTAGTGGCCTTTGACTTCTCTGGGAGGAACCGATAACGGAGCTCAAAGTCCTTGAACAAACCAATGGCCTCCAAGTCTGGCTCCAGCGCACGGATATGTCCCATGGTGGCAACAACTTGGTATCCTGATCCAAGAAAACCGGCAATCTTTTTACATTTTGCTGGACTTTCTACAATGACAAGACGCATGGGGACTTGTCCTCTACTAGGAAGGATAAGGGTCAAGTTTAAGGGTATAAGGATTATGAACATCTATCATAGAATGATGTCACGCAAAGTCGCACCGGTGAAGCCCATAAACGTGTTTTCAGTTCTTGCGGATTCGGATTCGGATTCTGAAGTGGAGGCGACCATTGCCGCCTCAATTGAAATTGCCGTAGAGCCGGCTTTACGGATATGGCCAGCGCAGCAAGAGAATCGGTTTGAAGAGGCTGTGGCCGCAGCGGGAGTGACGGCAACAAATCCATTTAGCAATGGTCTTCCTGCATTCAACCAGAGGGGGCGTTGGACGCGGTCACGGGTTGAGGAAACGGATGATGGATGGACGAGTCTGCGACCAAGATATGAGGCCACCACGCCACCTTTTGGAGATGTGCCGCCAGTTGCGGTCACCCCTGCGGCTCCTTCTGTTGTTGTTGAACCTCGCACTGCGCAGGAATGGGCTGATACTGTGCGCCAGAGTCTGGAACGTGCTGAGACGAATGTTAAAGTGGATTCTACGGAACGGATGAAGGATATTCGCGAATCCCTGGGACGGCTCAGTTTTTTTCGGCGACCCATGGTAGTTGAATAAAGATGGCTGGGAGACCTGCTCCTCCAGGTATTTTGAGGCATGCGGGTCCGCTGAGACTGGCTGGAAATGCTCTGGCGGGTGCGGGCGCATATGCGGGAAGTTACATGGGTGCTGCGATGGCAGAATTTGGAGGAGCAGGAGCCGCAGGAAACGCACTCGTCCAATACGGTTCTACTGCTGGTGCTCTCACTGACGTCGTTACAAATCCAGCAGTTCGCGATAGTATTATTAGACAGTTTGGAAGATCTATAGCGAATCGGCTTGCTGGCCGTGGTCTTGACTATGCTCTTACACTGGGTCATGGTTTACTTAGGAGAACTGCCCTGAGCGCAATGGCTCTCTTAACTACAGCATTTAGAGCTGCTGTAGATAATACGATAGGCGTATTAATTAGTAGAGGAAGCACTCCTGCTATCGCAATTCAAACAGCATCTAATCCAGTTTACACCCAGCAGGCAATGGATATCGCACTTAGACAAACAGCATCCACGATGGGTCTACCAGAAGGTAAACTTGCTCAGGTATTAGCCGCATCACAACAGATAGCAAACCCTGCTGCGTTTGCTGCCCGTGCGGCCGGTGATACAATACGTTTCAACCCAGAAGTTTCAACTTCATTGGGAGAAACAATGCAAACAAGGACTTATAATGGACAGAGTCTGGCTGAAGTGCCAGTTCGTGTTAGAGCAGGAGCACATGCGCCTATTACAGCCTATACAGATGAATTTGAAAAAATGACACCTGCCCAAAGAATTAATGCTCAGCAACAAAATGCTCAATTTTTTGATGCTAAGGTTGCCCGCGCGGGGATCCGTTCACCTGAAAGTGCTCAATTAAGAGGACAGTATGCGGCTATGAATAATGCTGAACGAGCAGCAGCTGTAGCAAGAGATCCTCGATTTGCTGCTATCAATGCTTATGAAGCCGGGAGAAATTTTGATCCGAATGATCTTCCTCCTATTCCTCCTCTTCAAGCTCCTCAAGCAAATCTGCCTCCTGTGAATCTTCGAGATGTAGATCTAAGTGAGTTTAACAGATTATTAGCTAAAGGTGGTCGTGGCCGCAAAGGAAAGCAGACACGTTCTAAGAAAGCTCGTGGTCGCAGTCGCAGTCGCGGCGTCTAATATCCAAAAAGAAGTCCAGCGCGACCGCCATATACACGGAAAATCGTATATGTTTCCGCCCATACATAGATTGTATAGGCTGGAATATTCCCACCACCACGCGCGTCTCCACGCCCAGGAGTAAACTGAAGAGATAACTCTAAGTTATGAATCTTATCAAGATTGCCATGACCCATCGGCCTTGTCACCCCAGTCATTTCATGCTGAGTGCCAAAAGGAAGATGATAATAGTATTTATTATGCCATGGTGTTTTTGTCTGCTCAAAGGATTGAATTGCCGTGCGAAACAGTGCGGGACAATCGGTCGCATATCTTACGAGTGAACCCTCGTATAAAAGAGAAAAGGATTGAACAGGTTCGGATTCAATATCACTAAAGGCAGGTGTGAGAGGCAGCCATTCTGTTGTATTGAGACCTTGCGCATCAGGCCACCATGGCACTGTGCCTCCTTTGCTAAGATCCCGTGTAGCTAAGAAAGGGGCGTTCAAGAGATCTGCGTCCGTCCGATGAACCATGAAATAGAGATCGCGAATTGGATTGGGAATTCTCATGATAACTCTCGCCGCTGTTTGCTTTGCCGTCTGAACAGGCTGTACCGCATAATGCTGAACAATAGGATAACTTAAATCTCCCAGGCGAATGCGGTTTGCTTCTGGCTTGTCCAAGTAGACGTATTCAAACAGGAGATAGGCGTCCTGAATTTGAAGAGAGGAAGGCATTGTGATTGGCTTTGGAGGTGTTGAGGTATCCTTAATTATGGAATTATCTGTGTTAGAAAAGGTGGCGGAGAGCGGTGATGCGTAGGTAGCAAATCCATCGGCATTAATAATTTGCTGACTGGACACTGTGAGATTGGCAAGAGGGGCAAAAGTTACACTTATCTGAACAGCATCCACTGTTATAGCATCAATAGGGAGTGCAGCGGCAGGATCTCCACGGGCAAACCAGAATGGCAAAGGTGTTACAAATGTCTGGCCTGTGATTGGCTGGCCTTGATTACTTTGGCTGCTGAAGCCAGAATCATGCCGCCCTATCAAACGATTTACAAGTGTGGTCTTTTCTAAGGGAGTGTGGAACTCATCTAACATTTCCAAGAGACGGCCATCCAAGGTATCAATGGGAGATCCACCTATAGTGATCTGAGCCTCCTGAACCAAGGCATGGCCTATGCTATTTGTCCAGCCAATGGTGGGGCCGGCGAAAGCGTTAGCTGCTTTTGCTTTGGCAGCCGTCTGCGCCGTAATGATGTCTGGCATCTGTGTCACAAGATATACACGGGTTATCAAGTGCCCTCGACGAGGAATAGAGGCATTGGCGGTGTTGCCAAAGGTCGGTTTATTGTCAAAGTCAATGCGATGCCATTCTGTTGTAAAGCGGCCGGCACGAATAAAGACAGTCTTAAAAAAGTCTGCGCTGGGTTGCCCTTTTTGAGAGTAGAGGCGCTCATCCTGAAGTCCCGATGTTAGAATTTTTAACAGACCTGCCGATGCCATCTAGTCTGAGTCGTGAGCGGTTTTAGACTCTTACGCACAGCATGCTTAATCCCGGAACATGCGATTTACAATCCCATCCTGGAATCGTATCCAGTCCAGAGCCAGGACAAACACCTTCACTTCCCAGGCGCCTGCGGCGGCGGTTACGTCCAGCGTGAGACGGACAGATTGAAGCCTGGAGGCATTGGCTGTCCCTGATGGTTGGTGTTCTCCTGGCGACTTGGAGAATGAATAGCCGTAGATATAATTTGTAAAAGAGACGATACCACCCTTGTGCGCGCTCGAGATATACCGCCGAAACCAGCTCTCTTCTGCTGTCACGATGTCCACGCCGTTAAACTGGAGTGTGGCCGATTGTAAAAGAGGGATTTGCGGATTATAGGTTGTGTCTACTGCTCCCGCAAGGACACCTCCGTAGTTCGTCCACTCTTTAGCCAGATTCACATCTTTGCGACGGACAAACCATATAATCTCTTCCATTGGACCATTCACCTCAAGGGGGAGCTGGACTTGGATGGAATCGACAGAGTGATTTGTCGTGTATTTAAGAGGCTCGTCAAAGGCAAATGTCTGGACAATACGGGTCATGAGTTCGAACGGCTGGCGAAGAAGTGAGGATCTCAGCTTACCATCCGTATGGGCGCCATAGGTGATAAGCTTGATCCCTTTGAATGAAGGGATAGCTATGGATGTTTGGACAGGAACTGTGGGTCGATTGTCTATTGTTTTATCTGTAAAAAGGAATGTTGTATTGAGAGGACTTGTAGCAGCAGCACTTGCGGGATCAGCTGTCACTGAATTACCATTGGTCGCTGGAGCAACGGCAAGCCGCCGAATACAATCTGCGAAAGGACGAAGTGTAATATGAATGCGAACGGAGCCATCTGCGCATGCCAGGAGAGGGAATGCCTCTGCGAGTGGTGTCCGCTGGAAAAAAAGAGTGAGAGGGATCAGGAGTGTTCCTGACTGGGTAGGAAAGGGACTGGTAGGTGGAGGGGTATAGTCCAGACTCCTGGCACCGATACAGTCTGTTGCGAGGCCATATTGGCGGTTTACATCTGGAAAGAGTTGTAAGGCGGTGTTGAGAAAATCACCATCCACCCGCTCAAGAGTCTGCTCGTTCACCTCAAACTCTATAGACTGTATGATGACTGTTCCCAGACTGTTGGCGTAAGCCCAGGGAGTTTGGCCTGCGGTGTAGACATATCGGCCAGACTGGAGGCGGAGAATTGTTGTCGGATCCAACCAATGACCCAGATCAATTTGAATGAAAGCGCCTGTCAAGAGATCACCACAGTTTACAGATCCAATGTCAAAGGTGAATCGTTGTCCAAAGGCGGTTGGACCACGGAAAGGGAATTGCTGAACTGATAAACTTAATGGCCGGATACGGCGATTCTGATCAGGAAGCCACCATGTCTTTTCTGCTGACAAGGGGGTGTATTCAGAGTCTTGGATATCTCGGGGCGAGAGATCCAAGAGTGTAACAATATCACCTGTGGGGCGAAGGAAGCCTAAGTCCATCTACCTGCCCAGAGTTAGTTCAGCTGGAAGAGGTCTCCGCGGCCTTGTTGACCCTTGACCTTTTGTGTTTGATACAGAGCCCATCCTTCCACAATCACATGAAGTTCTGTTGGAGTTGTATCAGGAACAGATAAGCCAATGTAAAAGGTTGGGCGATCTGCTGTCGAGAAATTTACGGATCCCTCGGGCTGCTTCGCTTGACCAGCATGATGAGACACAGAGTCGCCCAGTGTCCAATTCATGGATGAAATCTCGGCACCTGAGTCACAATCCTCTTTTGCCAGACAATTGATATCCCGCCAAATCTGGGAAGTCTGAGGTGCCTCACGTGTTTGGCCGGCAAGAAGAAGACTAACAGAGGTGTAATAGGAAGGTGTAGAGTCTGTATTTTTAACTTTCCACAGACGATTTGCATCCACATCCGCCTTGCTTCTGAAAAAGAAGATAACACGTCCTGCGGGATGGCAGGCGTCGATGCGGCGAGAAACGGATGACGTGGCTCCAACGATTGCGCCCAGATAGTCCTGT